ATAATGAAAACGATTCCCGAAACGAAATACAAGTATCGTATGCATTGGGGTGACATGGCAAATCATGGATTGATACTAAACAATAGAAGTGGTGTAATGGATTGGGTAGGAATTGAGGAGAGTACAATTGAAGCGTTACAAGGTAAACCGTGTCATTATCCTTTTTATAAAATGTTTGTTGATTGGAATGGTGATGTTTTATTCTGTTCCAATGACTGGGGTAGAGAACATGTTGTAGGCAACTTGTTATCAGAGACCCTACATAATGTATGGTTCTCTAAACCTATGAATAAGATTAGAAAGAAATTAATGAAGGGTGACAGGTCTATGTCCCCCTGTAACAAGTGCAGTGTCGATGGCAGCTTGTTCGGCAAGCAATCTTTCGACATAGTGAGTGAATATTATGAGAGTAGCAATAACAGGAAGTAGTGGTCTTGCAAAGACAATCAAAGACACACTAGAAGCAACACCCTTTCAAGGAGAGGTTATTACAGTAGACACAATTCGTTGTGAAGACATTACAATGAATGGAACTAACTGCTGGTTATTCAGCAGCGGTCATAGACCTTGTGATGTTCTAATCAATCTTGCACATGTAGACCAATCTAAGATTCTATCGATTGCACATAAGGCATGGGAGACAGACAAGTCTAAGACTATTATCAATATCTCAAGTCGAGCAGCCCAGCCGAATATTTCAAAAGGATTTGTTTACGCATCAGAGAAAGCACAACTCAATCATCTTGCAAACAATCTACAATACAATTCTAAGAAGAGATATAAAATGACCACAATTAATTTAGGTCTTCTCAACGATGATAATCTACCTAGTGTCAAACACCAAGATGTTGCTGGACTTATTTACAAACTGATTACGTCCTACCCCGACTATGAGATTGCAGACGTGACACTACAAGCACATGCAAACTACCAAGACGTGCAGAGTGACAAGGAAACTTTAAAGGAAGTTTACTATCATTTACACACTGATTCGTTATAAATAATACTATGACAGAATACAACGATTTCGGATTTACAGCGATGGATGCAGATGAACTTGCAGCCATTGATACAAAGATTATTGAGAAGACTACAACTGCAACGGATGTAATCAACAAACTTGATAATTTTGTGAGACCCCTACTTGAGAATCTTGCAAAGGATTCAGACAAGGACTATATCTATTGGCCCAATAGAGTAGACATCATCAATAAGAAACTTAAAGAACTAGACGACATACAAAAGAGTTTATAAAAGGCCTTTACAGCACCCCCCGCTTTTTGATATACTGTACTCCAATAAAGAAATAACTTTAGGAGTTAAACATGAGAAAACATCGTGATAGTATATACACGTCCCCCGAATCCCAAATGCACATTGTTAAGTTAGGTAGGGAGATTATAACCGCCTGTGAGATGGGTGAACTACATCCAGGCAATGACGAAGAGTCACTACGTCTATGGAATGCAGCGGTCACAGCAGGCAATAAAATGACCACGATAGGGTTGACCTATTCGAGGTTCAAGACAGTGAACGACCTAACCCCCCTTGAACAAGATTCAGTACTTGCATATATTAAAGAGCGTGAGGCCTTGACAGCAGGCTAAGCTTTTTGGTATACTATGTATATAATGAAAAATCAAGGAGACACTATGAACCAATCATTAAAAACCAAAATCACTTCTTTAAGCTCTCTTGCAGAGTTGAATGAAGTTATCGCACTTTGTAATGAAGTGAAGAAACTGAATGCCAAGACCTCTTTGGTCGAAGGTGCAAAAGTCTACGTAGTCCAAAAGACTAAAAGGACTTTGGGGACTTTAATTAAAGTCAAGATATCAAGAGCAACTGTAGAACTGCCAGAGGGTAGATATTCAGTTCCTTTAACTATGTTGGAGGCAGCGTAATGAAATTGTCAGCACTAGTGAACGAAGTAAACCAAGAACAAGAGTTGCTTCAATTGTGTGACAACTTGGTTGAAGACTTGACGGCTGCTCATCTTGAGCAGTTCCCAACTCTTACTGAATATTCCTACTCTTATAAAGTGTCTAGGAAGTATATTAAGATTATCACCGACAGTGGAAACCAAAAATCAGTTTGGGGTTTCATTAATAAGTCAGAATGGACTAATAAGAAAGATACTACCTTTTTGTGTGGTGACGTTCTTATGTCTGCTGGATGGGCAACCCCAGCATTAAATTCAGCAAGAGGAAATCTCTTCATGGACGGTGGATACAAAATCACTGGAATGAGAAAGTACGGGCCGGATTATCTGAAATGAAAAATTTGAAAAAAAGTGTAACCCCTAAGCATACCACTGATTGGTATGTTAAGTGGGCTGCATGTGTATTCGTTCTTGCAGCGATGTCTCTAAGAGGTATCGAGGGTATGGCACACTATGACCTAGGTCTTTCTATGATTGGAATTACTTTGTGGTTGTGGGTGTCCTTTATATGGAACGACAGGGCATTGATACTACTCAATGCAGTAGGTCTACTATTTTTAATTAAGAATGCCTTGACAATGGCCCTGGCTTTTTGATATACTATGTATATAATGAAAAAACAAAGGAAAGAATTATGAGAAACCAATATGTAATCACCACCCAAAATCTTGAAGAGTATGGAGACAACTTCCATAAGTTCAAGGGCGGGTCAGACTACGTCATTGGGTTCGATGTCGAAACCCTCGTGTACGAGGAGAATGCTTATGGTGAGGGCCAACACTCTTACTACCATGCACCTAGTTTGACTGAGGCTAGTGCAGCTGCATTGGTCATGAAACATGTCAATAGGTATAATGGGTTGAATGGTTCATTCGACTACATCACTTCGATTGAACAAATCGAGGGAACTTTCCGTTCCGATGAAATCGACAATCCTACATGGGTGGGCGATGTGTCAGAATTAATTAGCGAGGTAAATGCAATATGATAATAAAAGAATACGAAATTGAATCAGAGGGTGTCGGCGGGACATCACTCAAAGGTTATGTAACCACTTGTTATGACACTCTAGTGTCATTGTTTGGTAAACCAACCTACACAGATGCAGACCCATATGCAAAGGTTAATTGCGAGTGGGTGCTGAATGTCAAGTACTTCGAAGAAGAAGGTATGGAAGACTATGACTATGACCGTGAACTGGTCACGATTTATAACTGGAAGGACGGACATGTCCCTCTAAACGAATGTCAATGGCATGTAGGTGGAAAGTCCTACATTGCAGATGATTTAGTAAACCTAATTGTTGGTGGTAATATCAAAGCCGACTACAATGCAAATTCATAGGAGAATAATATGAGTTTAGATTACGAAAGTGCAAAACTAATTGCAGAACGTACAGAAGGTAAATTGACAGCCGACGATGTCATGAATCTAGCAACGTATGGTACTACCAACGCTGCTGATATGAATCCATTCCAAACGGAATTGGAATTTGATGAGAACGTATGCATCTGTGGGGAAGAAGCTTGTCCCGATGAATACGCTCACACAACGAGTGGGTATTAATATGGAACAGGAAGTAGTACAAATTAGTGCGATTGGTGGGTTTCTCTTATGTGTAATTATGGCGTCCTTAACCTTCGCAGGTTTACACATTAATAAACCGTTTCCATGGGAAAAACGTAAACAGTTTGACAAAGATGATGTCAAATATAAAGATGGCGACAACACGTGATTGTTGAAGAGAACACAATGTTAGAATTGAACGGTGTACAGATTGTACACCAGTTTCATAATGGTTACGGTGCCAGTGTAGTCAAGCATGACATGTCATATGGCGGAAAAAACGATTTATGGGAATTGGCGGTTCTCAAAAACGGTGAGTTGTGTTATAATACTAGTGTAACTAGTGATGTCTTAGGACATTTATCAGACGAGGACGTTGAGTTCCATCTGAAGGAGATAGAAAACTTATGAGTAATTTTCATTTAAACCAAAATCAACTAACATCGGCAGATTTGCCGTTCGAACCAGCAGAGTGGTTTCCCGAATTAGACTTATTACAGGAAAGTGGTGAAATTAACATGTTTGGAGCCCCAAGATGGTTAAGGGAAAACTTCGGTTTTTCTAGGGAACAGGCAGAAACAGTTTTTAAGGCTTGGATGGAGTATAAATCATGAAAATGAGACATTACTATTTAGTTTTTGGTGCAATTTTAGGGTTTTTGACTGGTTCCTTCTCTCAGAAGGTTCAGGCCTCCGACCCAAATGGTGAAATTTTCTGCATGGCAAAGAATATCTACTTCGAAGCAGGTAATCAGCCGGTAGCTGGTAAAATTGCAGTAGCACAAGTCGTGCAAAATCGAGTAAAAAGTAGAGATTACCCCGATGATATTTGTGCAGTTGTTTTTCAGGCCAAGTGGGCCACCAATTGGAAAGGCAATCCAATGCCAGTGAGGCATATGTGTCAATTTTCGTGGTTTTGTGATGGTAAATCCGATATACCCGAAGATAGTGTCACATGGGATATTGCACTTATGACTGCAAGGGCAGTTATATGGAATAATTACGGTGATATCACCGAGGGTGCCACACATTATCATAATGACAGTGTACATCCGTATTGGGCCGACTCATTGAATGAGACTGTAACTATTAACAACCACATCTTTTACAAATGAATATATTTTACTTACACGAAGAACCCGAAATTGCAGCTGAACTACATTGCGACAAACATGTAGTCAAAATGATTATAGAATACGCTCAGCTTTTGTCCACTGCACATAGAATGTTAGATGGTAAACATTATATTGACGATTCGAGTGGTCGTAGAATTCAAAGATGGAGACTTGAAGGTGAAATGGAAAACTTATACAAGGCTTCACACGTCAACCACCCATCCAATATATGGGTTCGAGAGAACGCAGTTCACTACCAATTTGTATATGACCTATTTGCAGCTTTGTGTAAGGAGTACACCCATCGTTATGCCAGGGCCCATTTAACGCAGGAAAAACTACTGGATTTACTAAACCAGTTACCAAACAATATTGACCTTTGTGCGTGGAGAGAACCACCTCAATGTATGCCCGATGATGTCAAAATGAAATCATCTATAGATGGTTACCATAAATACTACAACAAATACAAAAAAGATTTTGCAGTATGGACTGCAAGACCAACACCCGAGTTTATGTATGCCTCTATATGATTTTTTAAATAATGAAACTGGTGAGATTGAAGAGCATAATATGTCTTATACCAAACTCGACCAATTCAAAGAAGACAACCCACACCTCAAACAAGTTATACTTGGAACGCCAAGCATTGTTGGTGGTCATGGTGACAGGGTGAAACTTGATAATGGCTTCAAAGAAGTCCTCAATAAAATTTCTTCTGCAAACCCAGGCTCACCTATGGACAGACATAGACAACGTGGAGTCAAAGAAGTTAAGACTAAAGAAATAGTTAAAAAGCATCTAGACATTCAATCAAGAAAGAAGTAGAATAGACTTATGAGTAATTTATTAGAACTGTGGGAATTAGAACACTTAGATTTACATACCGTTCAAAAAGACGGTAAGAGATTTTACACAAATGGTGATGAAGACTTTCACTATCCAAGTGTAACAACCGTTGTTGGTTTACTCAATCGAGAACATATCAAATTGTGGAGAGAACGAGTTGGTGAAGATACAGCCAATCGTATATCAACTGGTGCAGCCAAACGTGGTACATCATTCCACCAAGTCGTAGAAGACTACCTAAGATATGAAGGAAAGGAATTGACCTTTACCGACATCATCGAAGAAAACAGATTTAAAGGAGTTCAACCAGTACTAGATGAAATAGTACCGATTGCTTTAGAGGCACCATTGCTCTCTAGGCACTTGGAAATGGCTGGACGTGTGGATTGCATCGGAGTGTTCGAAGATGCATTATCCATTATAGATTTCAAGACCTCAGCTTCTTTTAAGGAAGAGTATATGGCAAAACCTTGGTTCTATCAAATGACTGCATATGCAGTTATGGTGGAAGAACTTACAGGAACACCAATCGAAGAGATTACTGCTATTGTGAGTCTAGAAAACGGGAGCTTTCAAATCTTCTCAGCAGACCCTATGGACTATGTTGAAGATTTATATAAGTTAAGAGAACAGTACGGTAACCTTCACGGAGTATAATATGGAAGATATCAGAATAAGAGTGCATGAAGGACATCATGTTTCATTAATAAAAGAAAAGAGAATCAGTGCAGAAGCACTAGACGTTTTAGGTATATGTGATACCATGATTGAAGAGTTCATCGAGGATGGAGAAGTCGAAGTTGGTTTTGAAATAGAGAACGTAATTGACCCACACTATGCACACCTCAATGGTTATCATGTTGATGATGCTATTAGAGAACTCATTGAGTACTCAGAAACATTTGATGATGAAGAGGATTGGATTTCAGATAGAAAAGGTTTTACAGAAGTTACACATTCGTTTATCAAAGACGGAGAGGCACTGTACCGATGATAAGTAAAAAAGAATTTACGGAACAAGTGGAAAAGTTATTGATAGGTGGTAAGACAGATGTTATGGGAGCAATCATAAAAGTTTGTGACGATAACAAGGTCGAACCCGAATCAGCAAAGAGGTTAATATCCCAACCTCTCAAAGAAAAATTAGAAGCAGAAGCAACTGGTTTGAAAATGATAAACAGGGGTTCATCAGCACAAGGAACCATTACAGGTTTCTTTAACAAGTAGGTAATTATGAAAAAAGGTGATACAGTCACAGTAGTGGCAATTAGTGGTGAGTACGTAGGTGAGTTCGACAGTCAGTTGGATACAACTATTACATTGACTCAACCAAAAATGATAGTTTCAAACCCCGATGGTGGGATGGGATTTGCAAGAGGTGTAGCGGTAACAGGATGTGAAGCTCCCGAGTCGATTGTGTTTAACAACTATGTGTTTGTGACAGAATCAAACAAAGGTGTTGCTGACGCATATGACATTGCAACAGGAAAGAAAGAAGCTCCTAGAGTTGAAGTTCCAGCAGAGAAGAAGATTATTACTTAATGACTTCTAGAGAAGGATATGATGCGTACACTTTATACTTAGGTATAAAACTTCACTTCCACTCTAAGGATTATGATTTCGTCAAGTACAACGGAAAAGTAAAGTCGGATATCAAATCCTTTCTTAAACGTAAAGACAAATACCATTTTGGTAAGTTGTTCAGAACATATAAACAAGAACTACAAGACTTCTACATTGCAAATCTATCTTACAAAGATTTCTGGGCGGGTGACCTTCTAGACAAAGAATGTGATAAGAGATATAAGGAATGGAAGAAGAGAAATCAGAAGCTTGGTTATATGTTTGAAACAGAGGTGAATGACTTGATACGAAAGTTCAAGATTCAAACACAACTTAAGGTAGTAGATGGTCAACACCCTAGACTACTGAAAGCTTACATGAGTAAGGATGTAAGTTTAGAAACCATTTGCATCATGGATGAGATAATTGGTTTCACTAAAGATTGGGAAAGACTTATCTCAGAGAAGGTAGTCTATCCCGACTTACACATTAGAATTAACAAATACAAGTCGTTTGTAACATACGACCAAAAGAAATACAAAGCAAAACTTCTAGAAATATGTTCTACATAAGAGTTTTAGCTTTACCTAAATAATACATTACAGTCTATTGAAAAAGCCTATTGACGGTTTCATGAAAGTAGACTATAATGAATTATACTATGAAAGTAGTGAAGAATGGATACTTACGAGTATCTTGATATAATGCGATAAAATGCAAATACAATTGTAATACAATAGGAGAATACAATGTCAAGTAGTTTAGATAAACTAAGAGCTGCAATGGAAACAGCTTCCCCAACAGGCGGAGAAAAAAAATCCTACTCAGACGATACTATGTGGAAACCCGAACTCGATAAGAGTGGTAACGGTTACGCTGTAGTTCGTTTTTTACCCACCCCCGAGGGAGAAGAGATGCCATGGGTATCTTATTTCGACCACGGTTTCCAAGGCCCAGGCGGATGGTATATTGAGAAGTCTTTAACGACTGTCAATAAACAAGACCCTGTGTCTGAATACAATACTCAGTTATGGAATACTGGTGTTGAGGCAAACAAAGACCAAGCACGTAAACAGAAAAGACGTTTACATTATGTGTCTAACATCCTTGTTATCTCAGACCCTAAAAATCCTGCTAACGAAGGTAAAGTATTCAAATATCGTTACGGTAAAAAAATCTTTGAAGCACTCAAGGAAGCAATCTCACCAGCATTTGAAGATGAGAAAGCAATCAATCCTTTTGACCTCAGAGAAGAAGGTGCAAACTTTAAGATTAAAATTAGAAAGGTAGATGGTTACTGGAACTATGACAAATCTGAATTTGATACACAAGCACCTTTATTTGATGATGAGCAAAAGCTTGTAGATGTGGTAAACAACCTACATAGCTTAAGTGGAATTATTGCACCAAGTGAGTTTAAATCTTACGAAGAGTTAAAAGAGAAACTCGATAGAGTTCTTGGATTAACAGGTGCAGTAACTAACTCAACAGCTGAATCAGTTGCAAATGACATGGAAGAAGTTCCTTGGGCAGATGTAAACAAAGAGTCAGTTGCTGATGAACCTGTAGTTGCATCAGCTGAATCTACTCCGATTGATACGGAAGATGATGCGATGGACTACTTTAAGAAACTGGCTGCTGATAGTTAGTAGTTAAGTTTCTTATAATGGGGCAGTCGTGTATATTCAAAATGTGTCCTTGAAAAAAGACGACTGCATCACTGAGACCGTGGAAAAAAATTGGGGGTACTCAGTAAGGGAAAGACTAACAGCATATAGCGGGTTGGTCGGTGAAGAGCGGGTTGCTGTAAGGCGCGGGGCGAAATCACACTTTTTAAGAGAACAATTATGCCAAGTGTAACACCAAAAATAAATCCAAAGAATCGGAACGTAGAAGGGTTCGACCAACTACTTCGCAGATTCAAAAAGGAATGTGAAAGGGCAAATATAGTTCAAGAGTGTAGGGATAGGAAGTATCATATCAAACCTAACACTATCAAAAACGAAAAGAACCAACAACTAAAAAGACGTAAGAAGTTAGATGCTAAGAGAGCATCAATGGGTAGACGTGGATTCAGAGGGCCGTTAGGTTGAGATTATGGCAGAACAATGGCATGGCGGAAAAGGTTCTAAACGTAGAAATTCTAACGAGAAAGCATACTCAGATAATTGGGAAGCAATCTTTGGTAAGAAGAAAACTGAAATAAAGGTTAGAAAGACTACACCATCACATGGACTTACTCAAGTCCAAAAAGACAAAACCAAATACAATCGAAAGGTATCTAAAGCAGATATCCTTAGAGGCCCAGACTTAATCTAATTCTGATTTACAGTAGCAGTTCTATTAATAGTTCTATCTGTGGGTCTAGGATTAGGTGATGCAGATATCGTATTGTTAGTTACATTGTTATTAGTGTTTTGTTGTGCAACAGATGTATTAATACTAGGGTCGGGTCTCTTGGGCCCCATTTCTTTAGCACGGTCTGCTGAGTCTTTAATCCTATCACCTTGGTCTCTCTCTAAACGAGTCAGTTCCATCTTCTCTTTTTCTGTAAGACCTTCACCATCACCAAAGACCTCATCATCTGATTGTATTCCTTGGAGTTCATTTCTTCTCGCTATTGTGGCATTGTCACCCCTGTTCATTGGGATGTAGTCTTCTCTTGTATCGAGTTCTTTCTGAGCTCTATTAATATCTAAGACTTCGGCTGCTTGTTCTTCACGAAGCTCTTGAGTGGTTACTCCTTTTGTTCCTTCGAATCTTTCTAGTCCACCGCCCAGTCGACCATCTAACTGTCCCTTGTCTGCTTGTTCTTGAAAGTACTCTCTCTTCTGTTCTTCGGTTGCATCCTCACCATTGATTTTTAAGTTACTAAATTTAACCTTATTCTCAACTTCTTTTTGTCTTGCATCTATGACATTTTGAACATTATCATAATCATCTTCAGATTGATTCCTTTCTTTAAGTAAATCCTTAGAGGAGATATCATCCATTGCCATGTCTTGGTCAATGTCAGCTTCTGCTTGTTCCATCATCTGTTTCTTCATATCTTTTGCATCAGAGTCACCTCTACCCCAGCCCCAGTTGAGAGCGTCTTCACCAAACTCTGCTTTTAACTGTGCATCGATTTCAGCTTCTTTTGCCTGCATGGCGATTTCTTTTTGTTCTTCTTTAAGTCTTTCCTTTTCTTTTTCTTTTTCTTTGATTACCTCTTGTTTAGCATGTTCTGCTTCTTCTTCCTCAGAGGTTAGACCTAAGAAACTTCTAATACCGAACACCTTATCAGAGAACCAGTTCTTTACTCTTTGCCAGACATCTAGGAAACCATCTACAATGTTGGTAACTACTTCCGTCACCTTAGTCTTCATCATTTCAAATTTTTCCATGATTTGGTCTTTGAACTTCATCCATACGAGAACTAAACCAATTGCAAGAAGTAGAACCGCTGCACCGATTAATACAAACGGTGATGCAAGTAATGCTGGGATTGCAGCTAACATTGCTGGGATTCGTGCAAGTAGAGATACAAACCTTGTTGCACCTTTCATTAACATCTTAGGTGCCATCTTAATTGCTTTGAGTCCTTTACCACCCATAGTCTTTGCACCGTTCTTCATAGTGTTACCTAAGTCAGACATCTTACCTTGAAAGAGTTTTGCTTTCTCAGAGAACACATCTTTAACAGGTTGGAACTTCTCTCCGACTTTACTAGTAATACTTTCCTTTGCAGATTTGAACTTCTCACCGACTTTAGATGTACCATCTTTAACTTTAGTTTTAATACCACTCACTAAATCTTTCATCTTAGTTTTCATGGTTAACCATAAAGCACCAATAGAACCTATGAGACTCATGACTATATCTTTCAATTTGGTGAAAGCACCACCAACTATTGGTAGGTCTTCAAGTTTCGCATATCCAGCTTTGAAGAAATTGCCTATCTCACTTGCAAAGCTTTTAAGACTGTCACCAATAAAGTTACCAAGTTTATTACTGAGCTCGGAAATCTTTCCAAATGCACTCTGAATCCCTTTGGCAACATTTTGTAAATCTTCACCGAACTTAACAACGTCATCAAGCATACCACCGATATCTAGAAGACCACCTGTAAGGTTCTTTACTGAACCCGAAAACTTATCAAAGTCCTCACTTTTAGAAGCCTCATTAAGCATCTTTGTATAATCTTCCTGTGCTTGTTCTTCTTCTTTACTAATTTTTGCAAATTGTTTCGCACGGAACTTCTTAATTTCAGATTCCTTTGCATCAACCTCTTGCTGTATCGCGTCAATCTCTGTTTGTTTCTTAAGACGGTCTTCAATACCCATAGTGATATTGTTATCAATAGAGAACTGCTTACTAAACACTTTGTCTTTCATTGCATTTAGTGATTTGTTACGATTAATTTCAAGTTTCTCGTCATTTAGAAGTTTTGCTTTTAATTCTGCTCTTTCCTTCTCTGAGTCAGCATTATCTGCCAGAAACTCTCTAGTGTGTGCAGCAAGTTTACTTCTTGCAAGAAATCCCGAGAATGTAGCACGAGTCTCTAGACGCTTTTCTGCAAGCTCAAGAGCATACTCTCTATTCGTTTCAGCAACATTAGCTACAAGATTAGCAAAAGTACCATTAAGTTTACCCGAAGCTTTCTCCAAGTTGGTATTTAATGTTTCTAATTTGCGTTGCTGGTCTTTTTCTGCTTCAGTAATTCCTTTGTCTCTTCCTGCCATTGGTTATATCCTAATTGGGGTTTGTGTCACCGTGTTCTTTCGCTGCACTTGAAGTGTATAGTCCAAACCAAGCTGCTCCAGCACCGACTAGTACGGAAATCAATCCCGACTGTTCTAGTGTTGGGTCTGCTAAGTCCATGAACCAAAATGTTGCATAATAAAGTAGGTACATGTAAATACCTAGGAATGCACGAGGTATAATTCTCCATGCATCAATTGTCTTGGCTGCAAATATCCATTTCTGCCAAGGGTTCTTTCTATCTTCGTTTGTTAATTCAAAAATTTCTTGTTTAAGTTCGCCAATCTCTGTTACCATTGCCATGAACTTCTTCAAGTCAATTTCAACCTCGTTACGACTCATGTCCCCCGAGAATTTATCTATTTCGCTCATTAGTGTGTCCTCTAATATTATCTGTTTTGTTTATTCCTTTCGGCCTCCTCTTCAAGGTGGTTCAAAAGGAGCTTAATGTAAATCTCTCTTTCCCATGGCATCATGTCTTCTAACTCACTCAATGAATATTTGTGATGTTGCATCATTTGGAAATTAGTATTGTAATAGTTTACTAATCCCTCATGAGAAAGAGCCATTAAAAAAAAGAGTTTATACCTTCTAATACTCTTTTGTTTTCTCTTTCACAAACATTACATTTCCATTCTGCAGTATGAGAAAGTTTAGGTAGGTCATCAAACCAGTCACCTAATAACTCCAACTGCTTATAAGTTAGAGAATCAATGAAGTCATCTAAATCAGATTTACTCATATCACTCTTATCATAAACTTGCTCTTCATCAAAAATAGATGTGATAGAATTTTTAACTACATCTAAACCAACATCTGCATCGGCTTGATTCTGATTAGTTAACTTGATGTCTTTGACTAACGGTGTTCTTACTTCAATACCAACAGTATCATTTATCATGACTGTATTGGTTGTAGGTTGTTCCCCGCTTGCTTCAATCTCATCCAAGTTAATTAAAACTTTCTCAGTCCCATTACATTCTTGGTCTCTACATGTTAACGATAGTTCTATCGTTTCACCTATCGATACAGAACGAACCTTTAAGAATAGATATTCTAAATCTATCATTGCAAGTTCATCTGCATTTACCTTTTCATAAGTCACTGCATGTATTAAATCCTTTACAGCTCTTAATGACTGTACAGTGTCTTCACTCTCACGTGCAAGTATCAATACCTTTTGTTCTTTTACAAGAAACGGTCTAAACTTTACTTCAGTTCCGTTACTTGGTAGCACACACGTATAGGTGGGTGCTGATTGGATTGGTAATCCCATAATTTACTCCATATTGTAATTAACCGCCACCAAATATATTTCTAAATCTGTTTGCAGCTGAATCGACTTGACTTAACTTCTTAAAGTATCCGTCAGTCTTTTTATTGAAACGTCCACCAACTTTTAATGCTGAAAGCGTTCCATCTAAAACTTGTCCACCTCTATTTATAGTTTTCAACGGAGGCAATTTTTCCCTTTTAGTTTGTAACTTATCATACTCTTCTTGATAGCTTCTGTTTGGTTTTCTCTCTTCTACTAGGTATTCGGTTGTCCAGTTCCTATACTGGAATGTTGCAGTAATTTCTAAGATTCCTTCTTCGTCTGCACCAAAATCCATTGCATCAAATGATGAAGGGTACACATCATAATACGTATATTTCATTGACTTTGTCTCATCCTTTCTCAATGCATACACTTCCATTGTACCGATAAAACTATCTAAGTATTTCATTACTGGTATCTGTGCTGACCCAGCTCTGGAATTGGCATCTGTTCCTTGGTAAATCCATTGATGCCATGCTTCTATTAATGCACGGTCATGGAATGATTGGTCGCAGAGAAATGATATCTCAACAAACCCACCTTGGTCTACAGTTCCATCGGGGATTTCATATCCCGAATTGTATTGGTCTCTTGTATTGGTTCCTACAGATGAACCTTCCATAGTTATTGACCTACATCTAAGCATATCACCTTCTGAGAATTGCCACCCTAGGCTTGATGGTGACATAAGATGAACATCGAATAGGTTTGCTCTTGCACCTGTATCAAAGTTTGCTTTAAATGTGTCTATTGTTATACTCATTAAATTTTCCTTCTACTGTCTGCATATACAGTGTTTGCGTTTACATTAAATTGTGCTGTTGGCATCATCATTAATGTTTCCCATTGTTCTCTTGGTACCTTAACAATTCTTGCACCGATATGAGATGTTAAATATCTTTTGATACACGGCCCGGCATTTCTTAGACCACTTTCTATTTGGGTCAAGTCATAGTCTACAAGCATTCTATCATCATCCTCACCTTCCATAGTAAATTCAAATAACTTACTTAACAAAGGTACTCTCATTGTAGGTGAGATGTAATGGATATTGATTCCCAAAAATCCATTGTTGTATAATTCTAATGGTACGACAATTGGATACTTATCCCAATACGGCAATGTGTCTTTCCACTTTGCATCATAATGGAACATGTATACTCCACCTTGTCTCAGTCCAGTATTAGTGACTGTGTCTAATCCTTTCATAATCTTTATTGGTTTGATTTTTAAATCACGGACGTTTTGTCTAAACCATTGCAGACTATCTTCGGTTCCCGATTCTATTTCTTCGGGTAACATTTTTGCTACAGTTGATAATACTTTAGATACCATAGAACTATTTATGCATTTTAGCCTACAATAGTAAAATTAGTTTCAGTAACTTTTCTGTTATTTGGATTTAGTTCTAGGAAGGAACCTAACTCATCTTCAGTGATGTGACCACGAACGGTCACTGGGCCACTTCCGAATAAATCTTTAATACTATCATCACAGGTTCCTATCAGTTTAGGACGTTTACCATCATATAATTTTCTAAGGTCTAGATAGTATTCATACATTGTAGGACGGTCTTCAGATATGTGGAATTCAATCATACCCTCAACATCAAAAAACCTTGCAGTCCTACCTTCGGGTATGGGGAACTGGTCTAACCATTCTTGATATGTAACTTGTTTATTGTCGGGAAGATAATTTGAGTCATCCCAAATGACGAATTTTGATTCATAAGCTTTACATTGTATCATAGCATTTACACGAACGGAGCCTGGATGTACTCTCCACCTACCATTAGGTTTAATCCAAGCTTGGGGTGTAGAGTAAAATCCCACTGATTTGTATTGGTCGATTAACCACACTAATTTCTGTGATTCGTTTCTTCTACTATCTTCATCTGTTCTATTGATTGCAACATCTTTATGATGTATAGTTTCCAGCAAATTCTTTGCAAACATCTTAGGATGATATGGGTGCCATTGCTTACATTCACCTAGGGTTGCAAACTTAGGAATAGATGTTTTAGACTTCTCTTCAAAAGCACTCTGTAATTTATCCTCAGTTATATCCATTAATTCTCTCTTCTACTAGTTTAATATCTTTGGGGGTGTCTACTGATAGACCATCATCATCTACATGAACCATTAGAACCTTATACCCATGTTCTAGGAACCTTAACATCTCAACACTTTCAGCTCTCTCTAAAGTCTGCATAGGTAATGTTGAGAATTCTTGTAGACGTTCTTTACTGAATGCATACAAACCAAGTTGTTGATTTACCTTTGCATCCTCACCTCGTGGGAAAGGTATACCAAGACGTGAGTAATACATTGCACAATGATGTGAATCGAACACAACCTTTACCACATCGTTGTCCATTACCTTATACGGCTCTTTGATTATCACATATGCATTTGCAACACCAAGTGTGGGGTTAAAGTAATCACATAGTCTATCAATTGCTTCGGGGTCAATCAAGGGTTCATCACCTTGTATGTTGACATAAATATCTGCGTCTATTTGTTCAGATGCAATTGCACATCTATCTGTACCAGTTGCACAATCATCATCAACTCTTATACAAGGGATGTTAAATATCTCACAATGGTATTCGATTCTGTTATCATCTGTAACCACGTAGACCTTGTCTAGTTTCTTCGACATCGATGCACGGTCAT